AAGAATTAGAAGATCGCGTAGTTGACCTAGAAGATGCGCTAGATGACCTCAAAGCTGAATTTGAAAAAATGATGTCTGATGAAGGCGACGAAGATGACGCTGCTGACATGGACATGGGCGACGAGGACGAAGGCGAAGAAGAAGGCGAAGAAGAAGCCTTTGACTTTGGTGAAGCAACTGACGAAGAAGTTGACGAAGCAGAAGAAGAAGTTGACGAATCTCCAAAATCAGCAACAGAAGAAATGCGTGAATACGTAGAAAAAGTTGCTGGCAAAGGCGGTTTAGAAGCATCTAACTCTAATAAAGCAGAAGCATCAGGTACAAACACAAAGTCAACTGTAGCCAGCAAAAACGATATGGGTGGAACATCATCTAATCTCGTAGCAGGTGGCGAAGCTGATACAAAAGGTACAGCAGGTGGACTTTTGAATCCAAGTGAATCAGAAGAAAACGCAGGTAACGTTAATGTACCAGGTGGAAAAGCTGGAAAGTCGATGAAAGCTGAACCAAAAGGCCACGGCGCTGAGAAAAAAGGCGCAGGCGAAACAGGCGGTGTGAACAAGAAGTCCACACTCGGCTCATAAGAGGACTTGTTAGATGATTAATCTACGAGAGCATTTGACATTTGACCAAGCACAAATGGTCGTTGAATCTGCTAATGAAGGCAAAGACCTTTACATGAAGGGCATTTGTATACAGGGCGGAGTACGCAACGCAAATCAGCGAGTGTATCCTGTAAATGAAATCGGCAGGGCTGTCAAAACTCTCAACGATCAAATAACTGGAGGATATAGTGTTCTCGGAGAAGTTGATCATCCAGAAGGCCTAAACATAAACTTGGACCGTGTTAGCCATATGATTACAGAAATGTGGATGGACGGACCAAATGGTTACGGAAAATTAAAAATCCTACCAACCCCAATGGGACAACTAGTTCAAACAATGCTGGAAGCAGGAGTTAAACTAGGTGTTTCGTCAAGGGGATCGGGCAATGTAAGCGAAGACGGAAGCGGTGAAGTTTCAGGTTTTGAAATTATCACCGTGGACGTTGTTGCTCAGCCTAGTGCTCCTGGGGCGTATCCAACGCCTATTTACGAGCATTTAATGAATGCACGTGGTGGGTACAAGGCATACGAACTAGCACAGGCAACAAGACACGACGAAAAGGCACAGAAGTATCTAAAGGAATCGCTGATTAACATAATCAGCAAGCTCCGATAAAATTGAGGAGAATAATATGTTGGAAGCACTAAAAACACTTTTCGAGAACGATGTCGTTTCAGAAGAAGTACGTGCTGAAATTGAAGATGCTTGGAATGCAAAAATCAAAGAGAACAAGCAGTTAGTAACTGCTGAACTCCGCGAAGAATTTGCACAAAAGTATGAGCATGATAAGCAGCAAATGGTGGAAGCCGTTGATGCTATGCTCGAAGAACGTCTTCAAGCAGAAATTGCTGAGTTTGCAGAAGATCGCAAACAGTTAGCAGAAGCAAAAGCAAAATATGCAATAGCAATGCGTGAAAACGCAGATCTAATGAAAGGTTTTGTTTTTGATCAGCTATCAAAAGAAGTTTCTGAACTACACGAAGATCAAAAAGTTATGGCAGACAAGTTCGGCCAGCTTGAGGAATTTGTTGTAGAAGCACTTGCTAATGAAATAGCAGAGTTTTACGAAGATAAAAAAGACCTAGCAGAAACAAAAGTACGTTTAGTACGCGAAGCTAAGTCACACTTCGAAAAAGTTAAGAAAACTTTTGTCGAAAGAAGTGCAAAACTAGTATCAGAAGCAGTTGAGAAAGGTCTTACTAAAGAAATGACTCAACTTAAAGAAGATATTGAAGCAGCACGTAAAAATGACTTTGGTCGTAAGTTGTTTGAAGCTTTCGCAGCAGAATATTCTAACAGCTATCTGAATGAAAAATCAGAAACTGCAAAACTAATGAAAGTTGTTGACGTAAAAGAAAAGCAACTTGCAGAAGCAAAAGCAGAAGCTGAAGAACAAGCACGTTTAGTTGAAACTAGAGAAGCAGAAATTAGACGTATTGCTGAAGAAGCTCAAAGAAAAGATATTCTTAATGATTTAATACAACCATTAAGTAAAGATCAACGTGAAATTATGACAGACTTACTGGAATCTGTCCAAACTGCAAAGTTAAGAACTCAGTTTGACAAGTATTTACCGAGTGTTATCGACGGTAAGACTCCAGCCAGAAAACAGGCATTAGTAGAAGGCAAAGAAATTACAGGCAACCGTGAAACATCTAACGTTAGTAGAGACGCAGACGATAACAATGTAGTAGACATTCGTCGTCTTGCAGGATTAAATTAAGGAGATAATGATGTCAGAACTACTAGAAAGTCGCTGGCAGGAGACCAAAAACGCACTACTTGAAGGCCTACAAGGCAACAAGAAATCTGTAATGGCAGCAACGCTTGAAAATACTAAGCAGTATTTGTCAGAAGCCGCTACATCAGGTGCTACTTCCGCCGGTAATGTTGCAACTCTTAACAGAGTTATTTTACCAGTTATCAGACGTGTAATGCCAACTGTTATAGCTAATGAGCTTGTTGGTGTTCAACCTATGACTGGTCCAGTCGGCCAAATTCATACATTACGTGTTCGTTATGCGGACGCAGGTGAGTTTGCTGCTGGCACAGAGGCTTTAAGCCCATTTGAAATTGCTCAGGGTTACTCAGCTAATTCTTCAAGCTCAACTGCTAAAGCAGCAGCTACAGCAGCTCTTGAAGGACAGCCAGGTAAGAAACTAAGCATTCAAATCTTGAAGCAAACTGTTGAAGCAAAGTCAAGAAAGCTATCAGCTCGCTGGACTTTTGAATCAGCCCAAGATGCTCAATCACAGCACGGTATTGATATCGAAGCAGAAATTATGGCTGCTTTGGCTCAAGAAATTACCGCTGAAATTGATCAAGAGGTACTTGGAAGCCTACGTACACTAGCAGGTACATATGAAACATATGACCAGGCTGCTGTAAGTGGTACAGCTACATTTGTTGGTGACGAACACGCAGCTCTTGCTGTTCAGATCAACAGAGTAGGTAACTTAATTGCACAACGTACAAGACGTGGTGCTGGTAACTGGGCAGTTGTTTCGCCATTCGCGTTAACAATTCTTCAGTCAGCAACTACTTCTGCGTTTGCTAGAACTACTGAAGGTTCTTTTGAAGCACCAACTAACACTAAGATGGTTGGTACACTAAACAACGCAATGCGTGTATACGTTGACAGCTATGCTGCTGACAACACACCAGTGCTTGTTGGTTACAAAGGTTCTTCAGAATCTGATGCGGCTGCATTCTACTGCCCATACATTCCATTGATGAGCAGTGGTGTAGTATTAGATCCATCAACATTCGAGCCAGTTGTCAGCTTTATGACACGTTATGGTTATGTTGAGCTTTCTAATACAGCTTCTTCTTTAGGTAACGCAGGCGATTACCTAGGTGAAGTTGGAATTACATCTGGTAATGTAAGCTTCAGCTAAGTTTTATTTTTTAAAACGGAAAAATAGGCTCTTAGGAGCCTATTTTTTTGACTAAAATTTCTACGCCAATAAATATCAGTATGCTAATCTATACAAAGAATAATCAGCCTCATGCATTGCATTATTTTTCTCATTTTTGGGACTCGTGGCCCCAGAAAGGATATTACATAATAGATTATACAGGTAATGATGAATTCGAAATGATGCAGCACACATTACGTGCTCATAATAGCTGTAACAAAAAGAAAAAATATAAAAATGTTGTATTAATTTACCCATTCGAATGTATGCCAACATTTAGTTGGGTATCAGTAATAACTACATTACGAGAATTAGGTTATGCTAGAATACTTTTAATAGATGGCGGTTTTAATTTATACGACGGCGGAAGAAACATACCAGGATTTTTTCATATTCAGTGTCCTTTATTTTTTGACGTTTACAACGATTTTAACAACGGTCCACCACTACACGAAGATTCGAGACAAAAAAATATTCATTTTATTAGTTTAGCTCGTCGAGCAAAAGCTAGTAGGGTAAGATTTACTGGACATTTATTAACACGACAACTAGATAAAAAAGGTATTGTAACTTGCGGCTGGGCGGCAGAAGATAAAGATAGATTCCATAGAGATAGTAAATATCTTGAAACTATTCCAAAAGCATATCATAGTAGATTTCCACTACACTTAGCACATGACCAACAAACGCAATGGGATATGAAACAGTACGATTTTGATAAAGCAGTTTTTAATGTTATACAAGAAACGCATACCGGGTGGGATCCGAACATTTTATCAGATACTTGTAGTGATAGAGGACATTTTACTGAAAAAACAACCAAGTGCTTTGCTTATTTTCAATTGCCGTTAGTATTAGGTGTGCCGTATCAAGTAGAAAGATTAAGAGAATTAGGATTTGATATGTTTGATGATGTTATAGATCATTCTTATGACAAAGAAATAAGTATGTTTCGTAGGGAAGAAATGATTGCAGACCAGCTAGAAAAATTATGTACAAAATCTATCGAACACTGGAATCAATATATGGAAAGAAACGCAGAAAGACTAATACACAATAGTAGAATGTTACTTGTAAACAGTAGAAATGCACACAATAGAATCTTAAAAATACTTAGAGTAATGGAACAAAAATCATGATAGATAAAACTCCTTTTATCGATAAAATTAATCAGCTGAAAAAAGAAGGAAAATATCGTGTATTCAATGACATATTACGAGAAAGAGGAGAATTTCCAAAGGCTATTTGGTATAGTAAGTATGCTATTAAAAATATAGTAAACTGGTGTTCAAATGATTATCTTGGCATGGGTCAGAATAAAATTGTTATCGACGCTATGCACACTGCTTTAAACCAAACAGGTGCAGGTTCCGGCGGAACAAGAAATATTGCAGGGACAAGTCATTATCATGTTGCATTAGAACACGAATTAGCTTCTTTGCACAAAAAAGAATCTGCACTGTTATTTACAAGTGCATATGTAGCAAACGAGTGGACACTTGTTGCACTAAAACAAATTATTCCTGATTTAGTATACCTATCTGATAGCAAAAATCATGCTAGCATGATACAAGGTGTTAGGCATAGTGGTGCTGAAAAAATAATTTGGCAACACAACAATATGAACGACCTAGAAGAAAAATTAAAAACCGTAAAAGGAACTCCGTGTATTGTTTTTGAAAGTGTTTATTCTATGGACGGTGACATTTCTCCAATGGAGGATATATTAAATTTAGCAGACAAATATAATGCAATAACTTATATAGATGAAGTTCATGCAGTAGGACTGTACGGAGAACACGGTGGCGGCTACTTAGAAAAATTAAATTTACAAGATAGAGTTGACATAGTTAATGGTACACTAGGTAAAGCATTCGGAGTACAAGGCGGATACATAGCAGCAGATAGTGAAATAATTGACGCAATAAGACTTGTAGCAAGCGGATTTATTTTTACAACTTCTATGAGTCCTGTTTTATGTGCTGGAGCATTAGCAAGCATAAAATACCTAAAAGATCATAATGAATTACGAGAGCAACATCAATTACAAGCAAAAAAACTAAAAAGAAAATTATATAGAGAAAATATAGAAGTCCATCCTGAATCCTGTACACACATAATTCCTGTAATGATACGTGATTCAGAATTGTGTAAGCAGTATAGCGACACTTTGCTAAATGATCACGGCATTTATGTGCAGCCTATTAATTATCCAACAGTAGCAGTAGGTGAAGAAAGATTGCGATTTGCTCCTACACCTCTTCACAGTGATGCGTTAATTAGTGATCTTGTTTCTGCACTTATCCAAACATTAAAATAAAAGATAAA